TTTTGGAAGAAAAAAAAAAAAAAGATACAGATGAGTTTTTAAAAACAAGCTGCAGCAACTACATAATGAATTCTTTTAAAGATGCGCATAACTTGCTTGTAATTTGCAGTGATTATTTAAATACTACTTATGGTGATAAACAAAAACAAAAAGAAGATTATGAAATCATAAAAAATACTTTTAAATTATTTTACAATTCGCGCATTAAGATGCCGAAAACTTATGCCACTAGCAATATTGTACAATACCAAACAAAATTTAAACAAATGATTGATGAAAATTATAAAACCAAAAAACAAGATGAAATGGAATTGATGTCTAACTTTGTGTTAGAAGAGTTTTTGGCTAGATTTACATTTATTGCAAGATCAGGAGGTCCGTTATCTGTATATCAAATTAATGTAAATGCATTTGGCGGAACGCAACCAAATGACGTGACAACATATTATATTTATGGAGACACACCACCTAGTAAATCAGATTTTTTTACAAAAAAAAGATTAGAAAATTTATTTAACGAGCTAACGGGAGCTGATTTAAGATTAGGAATTATGACACTTGGAGAGCTAATTAATTTGCTTAGTTATAAAGATCCAACTGTAGTTTCAAAAGCGGAAATGGACGCATTAGAAGATGCAGTGTTAAGTGATTTTGAACTTGATCCAAAAAGAGGAGTGATATCTTATGTGTTAAACATACAAAAGCCAAATACAACTAAAGATGATCTATTTAGTATTGACAAAAACATTATCGACGGTGTAAAAAAATTTGAAGACGAGACAAAAGGCGTAGATTTTGTTAATATTACAAATATTGATTATTTAAAAGCAAAATTTAGCGGTAAATCACCACAGGACATACCTTTATATTTCGTATGTAAGGTTGGTAGAAAAGCAGAACATATGGTAACAATAATAGTCGTAAACCAAAAAGTTTATTCTGTTGGATTTGGATATTTTGGAGGTGTTACTGCAGAACACTTACGTAAACAACAATACTTTAAGTTTATTCCAAAAAAAGTAATGACAGTTCACATAATGGGTGGTGCGCTCTATACGTTTGACTATTTGTTACAACTTTTTGTTGGGTTTAAATATCCAGTTGTGGATTTTGGAATATTTACTGGAGAAATGTTGGAAAAATTAAGCGAATATGTTGCTTCGACTACTAATTTATCTGTTACACTTGGCATTAATCTTTACGGCAATTCGTTGAGTAATAATGAAGAAATTATAGATGGTGAACTAGTTAAGGAAGCTATAAAAAATAATAAAGCAACTGGTTGTTGGTGTAAATCAAAAAATTCAATGGGGGGGCCTTCTAATAATGATCTCATTATAAATTATGTTAAGAAAAATTGTGGGGTATATGTTTCACAAAGCATTTTATACGGAGGAAAAATTAATTCATACCACGAATTTTGTTCACCAAGTAGAAAACAAGTAGTTTCAAGTGAATATTTGAACTGTACAGCTATTTTGCCAAATTTAATTGGGAGATGGGTAGAATGTGGCGCTACATCAGGAATACCTTTTTTGGAAAGTTTGCTTAATGTTGTAATGCCGAGTGTATGCAAAAATGTTGCATTTCCTGACGAAGAAGGTATGTTGTGTATGATTTTGCATTATTATTCTTTAGTTGTATCGGGGAACTTTTTAGATTGCTTATATTTTCTCAAGAAAAAACACATAATTGAAGCAAGATATACAAGTATGGAATTCGACCATACAACTGATTATGTAAAAAAACTTATATATGATAATGATAGTAAAATAGACACAAATTATGATATTATAAAAAAATTTAAACAGGATATGACACTTCTACAAACAGCTGGAGTTAAAAGAAAATCAAAAATAGTTAAATCAATTAAAAAAATAAAAACAAGAAAAACAAAAAACAGAAAAACAAGAAAAATAAAGAGACGTGTGACAAAGAAGAAAAATCAAAAAAAGTATTCAAAAAATAAAACAAAGAAAAATCGCAAGTAAATATTATTACTTTTACCTATTTGAATATAAAAATAATCATTTTATATTTAAAAAAAAATTGATATAATAAAAACAATATAAATGTATATTAATATAATATAAGAATGTCTAAGTCCTCAACTTCAATTAATATGTCTAAATATCCTTCTAAAGTAATTGGTATTCAATTTAGCATTTTGTCGCCTGATGAAATACGAAAGGGTTCAGTTGCAGAAATTACGAGCAGAGACACATATATTAATAATAAACCAGTAATAGGTGGATTATTTGATCCTAGAATGGGAGTTTTAGAGCCTGGACTAATTTGCCCTACTGACGGTTTAGATTATATGCAGACGCCTGGTTATTGTGGTCATATTGAACTTGCACGTCCAGTAATTTATATACAATATTTAAGCACAATTCTAAAATGTTTAAGATGTGTTTGCTTTAAATGTAGTAAGTTATTGATAAGCAAAGAAAAATATAAGCAGGCGCTGAAATTACAGGGCGATTCGAGATGGAAATATACGTTTTCATTAGCTAGTAAAATTCGCCGTTGTGGTGAAGACACAGAAGATGGTTGTGGAACTTTACAGCCCAATAAAATTTACAAGGAAGGGCTAGCGACAATATTTGCTGAATGGAAAAATGACGGTGCCGAAGCGGAGCCAATTGTTATAAAAGTTACGCCAGAAATGATATTAAAAATATTTAAAAGAATACCAGATGAAGATGTGTCTTTTATGGGATTTAGTCCAGTTTATTCGAGACCAGATTGGATGATTTGTCAGGTAATGTCTGTTCCTCCGCCAGCAGTTCGTCCATCTGTAAAGCATGATGCACAACAGCGTTCTGAGGATGACTTAAGTCATATTTTAGTAAATATTATAAAAACGAATAAAACATTACAGGAAAAAATTCAAAACAATGCGCCATCAAATGTGATTGATGATTGGACTACAGTTCTTCAGTATTATGTTGCTACACAAGTTGACAATAAAATGCCCGGTGTCGCTTCTGTGGCTCAAAGGTCAGGCAGACCATTAAAGTCAATTAAAGACCGATTAAACGGAAAGGGTGGGCGCATGAGAGGAAATCTTATGGCGAAACGTGTTGATTTTAGTGCTCGTTCTGTAATTACTGCTGACCCAAATATCTCTATTAGAGAATTGGGTATTCCTATGAAAGTTGCGAAAAATATAACTAAACCAGTAATAGTAAATGCTATAAACCGAAATTTCTTGACTAAATTAGTAAGGAATGGTCCTGAAGTTTGGCCTGGTGCTAAAATGTTGGAAAAACAGAATGGTGAAGTAATAACGTTACGTTATTTTACAGATAGAAATTCTATTGTATTGGAAGAAGGCGACATCGTTCATCGTCATATGATGGATGGTGATGCAATACTGTTTAACAGACAACCTACTTTACATAGAATGAGTATGATGTGTCATATCGCACGAATTATGAAGCGAGGTGATACATTTAGAATGAACGTTGCGGACACCAAACCGTACAATGCTGATGAAATTTTTGTGATGATAACAAGTCACAAAAACGACTAAACTATGTCAACGTCGGCAACAGGGGGCGTTAAAAGCGTGCTACCCCCTAGTCTCTATATGAGGCGAGATTTCTTGTTGCGGGAAACCCCTTAGAGCCTTTACTACCACTCACTTTTGGAAACGATTGTGAGGAACTCGGTTAATAGCCGAAATCCAATGGTAATAATGTAAAGGATTGGGCAATCCGCAGTGTTACTTTCTAAGTCCGTTATAGTGAGGATATGAAAGGCACTCAGAGACTGAACGGAAGTCGGTAGATAATGATGGTGTAACTAACCTGAATCTGCTTAAGATACAGTCCGGCCCTTTTGGAAACTTTAGGGAACAACCGTTTGACGGAGATAGACATATGTAGATTACATTTTGTCTCCAACAGGGAGCGTGAAAAGCGTGTTACTCCCTAGTTAAATGATTCTGATTTAAAAAGCACTTAAATATAAAATTTTAATTATACTTATAAAATGGAACTATCAAAACGTTTAGAACTATCAAAAAATATTTTAGACACTCCAACCGAAAGATATTGCGAAATTTATAAAATAACAAACCTTACTACTGGTAAAATATATGTAGGACAAGCAGTTTCTCATATATTAAATCACAAAAAATACAGACCATATGGGCATGAAGGACGTTTTAGATGTCATATATCAGAAGCATTTTCAACAAAAAAGAACCAGTCACATTACTTAAATAATGCCATTAGAAAATATGGCGTTGATAATTTTGTGGTTGAATTAATTGAATGCTGTGAATTATGCAATTCTAATGAACGTGAAACACATTATATAAAGTCATTTAATTCGTTATATCCAAATAGATATAATTTAAAAAATGGCGGAAGTGTATTTACTCATAGTGACGAAAGTAAAAAAAGACTGTCCATTGGTGTATTAAATTATTATAAGGATAAAAAACATGAACGGTTTAAAGATGTAAAATATATAGACGAAGATATAGAAAAATATATAAAACCTTTAAAAAGAAATAATGAGCAATATGGTTGGTATGTTTATATTGATAGGGTAAAAGCTGATTTTGGTGGTGTCCACATACCATTAGATAAAAGTAAAACAAGTGCTATAGAATTTATACAAAAATTAAAGAATCATTTAGCTACATGACCAAATTGCGGGAAACTCCTTAGAGCCTTCACTACCACTCATCTATAGAAATATTTGTGAGGAACACGGTTAATTGCCGTAACCTATGGTAATAATGTGAAGGATTGGACAATCCGCAGCCAAGCCTCTAAACTTGTTATGATAAGAGCATGAGGAAGGTTCAACGACTAGACGGTTATGGGTCTTATATGATGGTCTAATCAACCTGATAAGGCTTAAGGTATAGTCTAAGCCTGTGGGAAACCTCAGGAAAATTCATGGAAATGAATTTACATATGCCACAGGATCCAGAAGCAGAAGCAGAATTAAAAAATTTAGCAGCAGTTCCATATCAGATAGTAAGTCCAGCAAATAACAGTTCAATAATAGGTATTTATCAAGACTCGATGCTTGGTTCATATCAGTTCACAAGAGCAGGAATACATTTCAGTCCAAGAGAAGCGATGAACTTGCTGATGATGTATGATACAGTAAATGATAAACAATTATTAAACGATATAAAAAAGGATGGTGGTATAACAAACTTTGACATACTAAGTCAAATCATGTCGCCATTATCAATGAAATATAAAACAAAAGCATATAAAGAAGATAAAGACGACCCCAAGACGTCGAACGCGATACTAGAAATCCGAAATGGTAAATATATACGCGGACAAATGGATAAGAGCGTATTAGGTGCAAGTACAAAAGGTCTATTACAACGTGTTTGTAATGATTTCGGTAATATGGCATCAGCCAAATTTATAGATGATCTACAAAATGTTATTACGGAATATATGAAATCAAGTGCATTTAGTGTTGGCATAAGTGATTTAATATCGGACCAAAAGACGAACGACGAAATTGTTAAAGTAATTACACAGAAAAAACAAGACGTCAAAAATCTGATAGACAAAACGCAAATCGGTATATTTGATAACAATACAGGTAAGACAAATGAGGAAGAATTTGAAACACAGGTAAACAGTATTCTCAATCAAGCAACTTCAGAATCTGGTAAAATCGGGCTTAAAAATCTCAGCAAAAATAATCGTTTTGTTACAATGGTAAATGCTGGTTCAAAAGGTTCAGACCTGAATATATCGTTCATGATTTCTTGTTTAGGTCAACAAAACGTAGATGGAAAACGTATTCCTTATGGTTTTGAACACAGAACATTACCACATTATACGAAATATGACGATACACCTGGAGCAAGAGGATTTGTAGAAAGTTCTTATATCAACGGATTAACACCTCAAGAACTATTCTTCCACGCTATGGGTGGTCGTGTTGGTCTTATTGATACAGCTGTTAAAACATCTACTACTGGTTACGTACAAAGAAGATTAATTAAAGGGTTGGAAGATTTGATGGTATCTTATGATATGACAGTGAGAACAAATAAAAATAAAATAGTCCAATTTGCTTATGGAGAGGATAACATAGATACAGTTAAAGTAGAAAATCAGCAAATACAACTAGTTTCAATGAGTACACAAGATATTTATGCACATTTCTTACTTCCGGAAGAAACCGGAAAGTCGAAAACATTGAATAGTATATTCTTAAAAAATACGATGACAAGATATAAAAAACAGACGGCTGAACTTACAAAGAAAATAGAAGGTTATATTCAGATGATGATAAAAAATAGAGATTTACTGATAAAAAATGTGTTTAAAAACAAAAGTGACACAGTTGTAAACTGTCCAGTAGCATTCTCTTATGTAATCAATAATATTCAAGGGCAATGTAATATTACTAACTCATCACTTGTAGATATTACTCCTCTAGAAGCATTTGAAATGATCGAGAAATGTTATTTAAATCTTGAGAAAAATGTTTATGCTCCCCCTACAGAATTATTTAAAACATTATATTATTTCTATCTTTCACCAAAGGATCTACTTACTGTTAAGCGATTTAATAGAGCATCATTATCATTATTATTAGATACAATAACAATTGATTATAAAAGATCAATCGTTACCCCTGGTGAAATGGTGGGAATGATTGCAGGTCAAAGTATTGGCGAGGTCTCAACGCAAATGTCATTGACGTCATCAGAAAAAATAAAAATAATTTTAAAAAATAAGACCACGCAAAAGATTAATTGTTTGTCTGTTACTATTGGTGAATTTTGCGACGAATTAATTAAACGATTACCAGATATGACATTTAATACAGGTCACGAAAATAGTGTAGAAACATTAATGGACTTACTAGAAGATGAATACTATATCATAGGTGTTAGTGAAAACGAAAAAACACATTGGAATAAAATATCGCATGTTAGTAGACATCCAGTAAACGGACAAATTATGAAAGTTACAACCAGAAGTGGAAGAATAGTTGAAACGACTACAAGTCATTCACATTTAATTCGCGATGAAAATACACAGTCAGTTATTCCTATTGTTGGTGCTAATATGAAGGTTGGAATGAGAATACCAGTAGCTAAACATATAGAAAACTCGTTTGTAAAAGATACAGTTGTTATTGGTGCAAAAGAATATAAACTAGACCATTTATTCGGCTGGTTTATTGGAGCATACTTAGCAGAAGGAAGTATAAATTATAACGAAATTTCTATTACAAACATTTCTCAGCATTATATTGAAACCACTCAAAAATTTGCTCAATTATTTGGAAAAGAGTGTCGTGTATGCGAAAAACAGAGTGAATATGGCAAAACCATTACAACTAAATTTAACTCGCCGGATTTAGCTAAATTACTAACTAGTTATTGTGGTAATGGTAGTTATGTTAAACGTGTTCCTGATTTTGCATTCACAGCTCCTATGGTATTTAAGGCAGGATTATTTCAAGGATATTTTGATGGAGACGGAAATTTTCAAAGCGATAAAAATCATCACGGAATGAGAGCTTGTAGCAGAAGTTTACAATTAGTTAAAGATTTATCGTTAATTTTAAATTATTTCGGAATTTTTGCAAATATAAAAATGGAAAACCATAATAAAAAACCATTATACCATTTAAATATTACTTCAAAATATGCTAATATATACGCTGAAAAAATAGGTTCCGTTTTACATAAAGAAAAATTACAGGACATTGTAAATTATCTAGAAAGAAATGAAGTAAAGCTACTGACAGAATATATAGATAGAATAAATGGCATTGGAAATATTATTGCAAAATGCGGTAAAGAATTAGCACTTCCTGGTCAAAGCAGAAATTACGGATATTATAAAAATAAAGAATCAGTTGGGAGAAGAACTCTTGAAAAATATATCGGCATATTTGAAACACATCCAGATAGCTATAAAATACAAAATGAAATACAAATCCTAAAACAAGCAGCTAACTCTGATGTTATTTGGGATGAAATAGTGGATATTGAACTATATACTCCAGACCAAACCAATTATGTTTATGATTTTACTGTTCCAAGCAATCAAACTTTTATGACTGATTATGGTGTCATTGTTCATAACACGTTGAACTCTGTAACATATGAGACACCTATTATCGTAAGAAATTCAAAACAAGAAATTCAAAAAGTTCAGATTGGAGATTTTATAGAAAATAAAATAAAAATAGCGAAGAAAATGGAATATTACAAAGATAAAGACACTACATATGCAGAAGTTGAAGACTATTATGAAATCCCATCGTGCGACGAAGATGGTAATATATTATGGAAACGAATTGAAGCCGTAACAAGACATCCAGTTATTAATACAGATGGCACAAATACTATGTTAAAAATAACGACAAATGAGGAACGAGAAGTTATAGCGACGAAAGCAAAATCATTCTTAAAATTGATAAACGGAAAAATCACTGCAGTAAATGGGGATAGTTTAAAAGTAGGAGATTATTTACCTGTATCAAGAAAACAAATTGATTTTGCTGAAAAAAGAGACTTTGATTTAAAAGAAATTTTACCACCAACCGAATATATATATTCAAGTGAAGTTGAAAAAGCGGTTAGTGTGATGGGTGAATACAGATGGTGGACGAAACATCAAGGTAAAACATTTACTCTTCCATACAAACGCAGTGATAGTTTTGTCGCAAAAGTAAGCGACAAATTGAGAAACGGATGTAAAACGAAAACCGGCTTTACGACTAATTGTGTTTACACGTTACAAACAAACATGAATAATTATACAATTCCAGAATATATTCCATTAGATTATAATTTTGGTTATTTAATTGGTGCATATTCAGCTGAAGGTTGTATGACAAAATTTCAAATATCTATTGCGAATAATGATGAACTATACTTTGGACCTATCTTAGAATTATGTGAAAAATGGAATATAACAACAAAAATGTATAAAAATGAAAATAAAGGTAAAGAAGGTTGGACGAGCCAAGATTTAAGAATATATAATACTGTGTTATGTAGACTTTTAGAAAAATTATGTGGTAAGTTAAGTCATAATAAATTTGTTTCAGACAAAATAATCTTTTCAAATAGGGAATGTCTATTGGGATTTTTAGACGCATATATTGGAGGAGATGGTACAATTAATAAAAAAGATAAGAGTATTATAATTTCTTCTGTATCAAAAGAATTGTTAATTGACGTCCAACAAATATTAAATATTTTAGGTATTTATGGATATATTAAAAAGGGTAGCAAAGTAGAAAAAAATAATAGAGGAACATTACCAGAAAATATTCATCAAATATATAAATTATATATAAGAAATAAACAGGCACAAATGTTAGCAAATATTTTAAATATGAAACTTGAATATAAACAAGAAAATTTAAAAATAATTTTAAATAATAATTATAAATATAATATTAATAAAAATGCTACTATTGTTCCAAATGAAATACAAGGAAAAATAGTTTTTGAAGAAAAAAATGATACTGATTACCAAGGAGTTATATTTGATAAAATTAAAAGTATTGAAGAAGTTTCAAACACAACAAACTACGCTTATGACCTAACTGTTTTAGACACAAGAAATTTTAACATCTATAATGGTCTTGCGATTAGGGATACATTTCATTTCGCAGGTGTTGCGTCTAAATCAAATGTTACTCGTGGTGTGCCTAGAATTGAGGAAATATTATCATTGTCTAGCGAAATAAAAAATCCGTCACTAAGCGTATATTTGAAACCTGAAGACGAACGTCACAAAGAAAAAGCACAAACCATTATGTATATGTTAGAACATACAAGATTAGAAGAAATCGTGAAATCAATTGAAGTCTGTTTTGATCCTGATGATTTGAATACGCTAATAAATGAAGATAGAGAGACAATAGAGCAGTTTAGAGCGTTTGAAAATATGGTATCAGAATGTACGGAAATATCTATGCAAAATGATGAAAACGAGAAATCAAAATGGATTATAAGGATGGTAATGGACCCAGAAGTAATGTTAGAGAAAAATATCACGATGGATGACGTCAACTTTACGTTAAATAATTGTTATGAGAACCAGATTTATTGTGTATATTCAGATTTTAATGCTGACAAACTAGTATTCCGCATTCGTATGAATGAAGTCATCAAGTCAGGAACAAGTAGAGGAGGCCAAAAGAAAAATAAAGTAAATCCATTGGACCAGTCAGACCAAATATATATATTAAAAAATTTCCAAGACCAACTTTTACAAAATGTTGTTTTAAGAGGAATAAAAGGTATCAACAAGGTTATACTTCGTAAGATTTTAGACAACATGGTAGAAGTAAACGGATTATATAAAAAGCAAGATATATGGGTTCTTGATACTATAGGTACAAACTTATTAGACGTTTTAGGTTTGGACTTTATAGATAATACAAGGACACTAAGTAATGATATTGTAGAAATTTATAATGTGCTTGGGATTGAAGCAGCAAGACAAGCAATATATAATGAGTTAGTAGATGTCGTAGAATTTGACGGAACATATATAAATTATCATAACTACAGTGTTTTAGTTGACAGGATGACTTATACACATAAGATGATATCAATATTTAGACATGGTATCAATAACGATAATATAGGTCCTATAGCAAAAGCGTCTTTTGAAGAAACCCCGGAAATGTTTTTGAAAGCGGCGAGGCATGCAGAATTAGATACGATGAAAGGAGTTTCTGCAAACGTAATGTGTGGTCAAGAGGGTTTCTATGGAACTGCTGCATTCCAAGTAGTTCTTGATATTGAAGAAATGCAGAAGTTAGAAGAAGCAAGTGAATACGAACATATAAATATTGATGACGAAATAGAAAAATTCTTTGGAACTGTTGGTGACACAGAAGATAAATGTAGTGTAAATAAAATATCGATACAAAATAATGTAGTAACAATTAAAGGTGAAAATCAAGGTAAAGATAATAATTATAACCCAGGGTTCTAAATTTTCAATAGTTTTACACATTTTTCAGAAGTTATGACATTTACTACGAAGTGAAAAGCCGTTCATTTATAATAAAAATTGAAACAAATTTTTTTTATTTTAAAGTATATAAAATTAAACAACTATAATTTATACCAAAATGAAAACCGAGATTGAAACATATTTAAATTCTTTATCCGAAGACATATTATCACTTAATGTTAGTTGTAGGAGTATTAAATCTTTACCGAATTTAACCAGATTCAAAAATCTACAAAAATTATATTGTAATAATAATAAATTAACTTCTTTACCGATTTTACCGCAAAATCTACAAGAATTATATTGTAATAATAATAAATTAACTTCTTTACCGATTTTGCCTCAAAATCTACGAATATTATTTTGTTTTAATAATGAATTAACTTGGTTGCCTACTTTACCGGAAAATCTAAAAATATTAAGTTATTCTAATATTCCTATTTACAAAATAGTAAATAGCAATAGTTTAATAAACTATAGAAATAGTTTAATTGAAATAAAAAAAAATGTACAAATATTAAATAATTTTCGTCATTTATATTATTGTTTAAAATTTAAAAAACAATTAAGAAAATGGTTATGGGAAAAAGTAAGAGAACCG